ACGAGGACATCACTCATCCTCTCACCACCTTCAGTCCATAGAATGAGAGAGGGGGACCGGTTTCCCGGTCCCCCTCTTGCCCTCGCATCAGATGTCGATTTCGAGGTCCTTCAGGATTTCCTCGACCTGCGGCTTGATGATAGCCGGAACCTGATCGAGAGTCTTCTTGCCCTTCACAATGAGGGTAGCGTAGATAATCGCCATGACCTTAACCTCCTTTCCCAAAAGCAATTTCAGGATAAACTCTCTAAGGGCGCTCATTCGGCGTCCTCAGCGAGAATAGCCTCGACTTCCGCCCGAAGGCGTTCCGGGACCTGCTCAATGGTCTTCAGTCCCTTGCGGATGAGGTTGGCGTACACCTGAGCCATGCCTTACACCTCCCCCGCAGACGTAGCAGCCAGCAACTGCTCGTAGACATCGCACAGCGCGAGGTTCGTGCTGTCGAGGTCGTTTTCGAGAGTCGTGACCTTCTTCTTCAGCTCCTCGTTCTCCTGCTGGAGCTGAGCCGTGCTCTTCTGCTTCTTCAGCTCCTTAATGGAGTCTACTCGAACTCGCTTCAAGCCCATTATTGGAACCCTCCCTGAATAGAAGTGATATAGCCGCTCGTGCCGGAAGCACCACGCTCCGCAGTGACACGGAAGTTGAAGCTCCAGCCGTTTGCGGCGGTCTTGTTGGTGAACAGGTGGTTTCTGCCGTTCTTCGCTTCGGTGGTGCAGTCCTCCCAAACGGGGCTGCTGTCCTTCGCATTGTTCGTGACCTCCACCTTGAAGGTGGCGTCAGCCGGGATGCTGCCGCCGACGGTGATAGCGCAGATGGTGATTTCATCATCGGCATCCATCGGGGTTTCCAGCGTGATGACCGCCTTTGTGACAGACTTCGTGAATGTCAGGGTGTGCGTGACGGTCTTCTTCCCATCGGTCGCCACAATACTGAGCGTGTGCTCGCCGTTGGTGATTTTCTGGAAATACTCGCCGGTCACGGCGAAGCTGTTGGTCGCCTGCTTCGTGGCTGTGAAGGTGCGCTTCACTTCGCCATCCAGCTTCTCGGTCACGGTCACAGCGTCGGCACTGTCTTCGTCGTTGACGGAGTAGTTCACGCTGAAGCCGCTGGACTTCGTACCAAGGTCGGAGCCGCTGGCGCTGCCGCAGGTGATGGTGGGTGCCGAGTTGTTGTCTACCGTGCGCTCCGCAGAGGTCGTGTAGCCGGACTCGGCATTGTAACTGTCGTACGCCTTGACCCGGTATCTGACCTTCGTCCACCCCTTCGTGATGGTGTCGGTGTAGGTCAGGTTCTTGCCCTTGTAGACCTGCGACCAGCTACTGCCTCCATTGATGCAGCGTTCGAGGATGTAACCGCTCAGGTTGCCATCAGCGTCAGTCGCTGCCGTCCAAGTGATGACCAGCGTTCCGCCGCCCGTCACTTCGTTCGGGACGGAGATGCTGGGGCAGGCGGAGGGCGGGTCATTGTTCACAACCGTAACCTGAGAGCTGGTCTTCCAGCCGGATGCCAGACCCTCATCATCGTACGCCTTGACACGGTACATGACGGAGGTCGTTCCCTTCGCCACGGTATTCGTGGTGCTCGTCGCCGTGCTCTGATAGATTTGGTTCCAAGTGCTGCCGCCATCGGTGCTGCGCTCTACGATGTAGCCTGCAAGATTGCCCTCTGCATCGGTAGACGCCGCCCACGAGATTTTGATGGAGCTTCCTCCCATGATGCTGCTCGGTACGGTGATGCTGCTGGGGGTAGACGGGGCGGTATTAGTCGAAACACTGCCGTCATCAGAGACCAAGAGAGTAGAGGGAAGTACCAAAGCCGGACGGATGCCGAGCGAGCCGGAGCAGCGGTAGCCGTTCCAGTAGCCACCGGAGCTCACGAGCAGAGCGAGCGACGAACCGCGGTTGGAATTGCAGTACGGGGAGCGGAGCCACCAGAGGGTGGCGGAACCGTTCAGATATGCGACACGCTTCGTATCGGAGCCGTTCTGTGTCGTTCCACTGAAGTAGGACAGGCAGGCGCCTTCGTTGGTCGGCTCGTATCCGTGTACGAGGTTGACCTCGGTAGAGCTGAGCAGGAAAATCTTTGCCGAAAGACCGTTTGCCCCGGAGGTGACGGTCTTTCCGTAGCCGGAACCAGCACGGTACGGGAGTTTGACCTGCTTGATTGCCTTTTGAATGTTCGAGTCGAACATCGCAAGGAAGGTACTATTGAGGTACGAATGGATAGTGCTGTTTGCATAGTCGTTGACATTCGAGCTGTGCCACTGACGGTTCTCGTAGACGTCCTTCATCAAGAGCCAAACGCCGTTGCAGCTATTGTCGTAAATGCTGCTCGGCTTGCCCTGATGAACGACAATAAACTCTTTCGCCGTACCGTTCACATTCAGCTTGATAGTGCTTCCGACCGCTTTGTTGCCAAGTGCAGTTGTTGCCATGTGAAAGTTACTCCTTTCAGTTATTACATCCACGGGGGTACGTCGTTCGGTGTCGGCTCGCCCAAAGCGGGAACCGGGTTCTCATTGACACCTCTTTTCTTGCAGATTTGCTTATGCTGCCGCATCCGCCGCTTCTCACGAGCCATCGTCGTAGAGTTGATTTTGCGGTGGGGCTTTATCGTCTCACCGACGATCTCGCTCACCTGCTTGGCGTATTTCTCCCGTAATGCGTAAGTGTCACCGTGGGCTGCGTGAGCATCCCACCCGTCGAAGCTGCGGAGAATTTCTTCTTTTGTGACTTCTCCAGCCGGATACGCCACCCGCCAGTATTTCACTCTGCTGCGGATGGCGTTCACCTTGTCACGCCGGAGTTTCATCGTGACCTTGCCGGTGTCGCACAGATAGGTGTGGAAGCCCAAGAAATCAATTCCGTTCTTCAGAGGGAAGATGCCGGTCTTTTCGTTGAGCTCCAGCTTGATGTCCCCTATCCATTGGCGTATATCCTTCAGCAAGCCCCTAAGCTCCTCCTTGCTATCGGCGATGATGTAGAAATCGTCCATGTACCTGCCGTAAAACCGGCACTTGCGTTTCTCTTTGATGAAGTGGTCAAACTCGTCGAGGAAAAGCAATGCCAGCAGTTGGCTGGTCTGATAGCCGAGCGGAAGACCCGTGGAGGCATCAATGTAGATGCACAGCAGCTCGTAGATTTTCGGGTCTACGTCCTGCCGCTCCAGCGTCTTCCGCAGTTTCTGTTTCAGTATGTCATGGTCGATGGAGGCGAAAAACTTTCGCACATCAGCCTTCAGGACCCATCCGTCGGCGCTCTTATGGCTTCCGTAATACTGGACCATGTGATGCTTCAGCCGCATCAGCGCATCGTGGGTTCCCTTCTGTTTCTGACTCGCAGCGTTGTCACGGACAAAGCTGGTGCATATAGCGTCGTAGAGGATGTTATCGACTACGGCGTGTAGCACCACCTTGTCAACGAACGCCGGAGCTTGCACGAGCCGTTTCTTCGGTTCGTAGACGTTGAAGGTCTCGAACTTACTGGGTCTATACCTGATTTCGTTGGTGATGCTGCCGTCCTGCTGGTGAACAACCACAGGTGTCAGCAGCCGTTTCAGCCGCTCGGTGCAGGCGAGAGCGTTAGCTTCGTATTGAGCCGTGCCGCTCTTGCTCCGCTTTCCCTTCCGTGCTGTCAGGTAAGCCCGGTACAAAGTCTCGAACTCGCAGAGTTCTTCATAGGTCATTCGTGTCACTTCTTCCACCGGCTGGGTTTGTAGGCAAGCTCCAGCCGGTCATACTCCTAATACCGGTCCGCTTGCCCGGTAGCCACCTGCGACCGGTTCTGGTCGGGTGACCTCGGTATGCTGTATTTATCGTCCACCCATGCACAGGCTTTCGACAGGATGCGACTCCCTTTGATGATGGTACACAGTTTTCAGCCGTAGCTTACTCATCTCGTTTTCCATCAGAGCCGGACGGATGCCGTTCGAGTTGGAGCAGTTGTTGTTGTTCCAGTTGCCATTGGAGTTCACGTTCAGAGCGTTCGTCGAACCGTTGTTGGAATTGCAGTTCGGGGAGCGGAGCCACCAGTTGGTGGCGGAAACGAGTCGCACCCTAATATCAGGCGGATGCCTCCGCCGGGTATCCTTTACTTCGCCTTAGAGAAGGCTTCAACGACCACACCGGCGAGATGCCGGTCCTCCTCCTCACGCTTCGCCGCCCGGAGCTTACTCGCTCTGGCGCCGTCGTTCTTCTTCCACGAGGCGGTCATGTATTTCACGTCCGTGACCTTCTTCGTCCACACCTCGCTGCGCTTGACGTCGATGATGCTCATGTCCAGACAGATCTGAATGTACTCCAGCATGAGGGTACAGCCGTCGAGCACCTTCCCGATGAGCCGGAGCCGTTCATCGTACTCCTCGTTGAACATTTTGCCGTTGGCGGCGTGGATGTCAGCTACGATCTGCTTCGCAATCAGGCGCATATCCTCGCCGTAGCAGCGATATGTCGCTTTCGTGAAGCCCTGTTTGTCCTTCTTCTCCATGACGCCGATGGCCTGGGTGCATACAGCTTTCACGTCACGAATGTCGTCGAGAGCAGCAATCTTCTCCAAGATTTGCCGGACATCTCGCTGAGAGACATCAGAGGTCACGACCTTCGTGACCTGATTGGTGTACTTCAACAGCTCCCTTGCCTTGTTTCCGAGCAGGTACTCTTTCTCAGCCATGCTCACACCTTCTTTCCAAGCATTTGCCGCTACGCACAGCTTCCAAATCGCTGCGGAGACCGTAGTAGAGGCAGTAGTCTTGCCTGATGACCAACCGCCCGGTATTTCCGCTGTGTGTGCGACCGCAGATAGTCAGAGCCGCCGTAGGCGGACAGCCACACGGCGGCTCAATTTCGGTAAACAGATTTCCGATGAGGCAGGATACCTCGTCGGGGCGGCAGGCGAATACGATTTCTTCCATCAGAAATCTACCCGCTTTGCCTTTACATTCCAGACGCCTTCGAGGTTCACACCATCCAGCGTCTCAAACGTAACCGTGAAGGGGTTCCCCGTCACCTGCGTGTTGAACAGCAACTCCAGCAGAGCCAGCCTTGCGTCCACGCTCGCCACGGTGTTCTGGATGTCGTGGTGGGCTTCTGGGTCATCGTCGTGCTCCTCAATGAGCTTTCTGACCTCATCCAAGAACATCGGAAGGACGGTGACGGTGCAATATTCCGACACATCCTCTGCGGTCATCCACGCTTCGCACTTATAGTCCACGGTGATGCCCAAATCTTCGCCGATGACGATGCAGATCGGGAAGCGCCGGACATCAATGCCAGTGTCAGACTTTGCGCTCACATACTGCGGATAGTCGCCGAGGTTGCCATAGTAAATCATCACTTCGCCCTTGTCGGGGTCATAGGCGAAGACACCGAACTCGTTCATCCAAAAGCCGTGGTCGAGTCCGCCATTCAGGTCGGAGCGGTATTCGACGATCATCGTGACCGATGCGCCCTTGTAATTCGGTTCGGTGGAGGTCCCGAGGGCGACCGGCTCTACAAGCTCAGTCAGCTTCGTCATCTCCACGTTTTCCTCCACAGTGCCGGAGCCGACCATCACACGGGACAGGTTCAGCTTCTGACCGGCTACCAGTTTTGCGATGAGTTCACGACCATCATCCGTGACCACGAACCCGTATTTCTTGCTCATGTCGTTTCCTCCTTGATTTCAGGCAGAGTCGTTTGCGTGATGTTCTGTGCAATCGGCACAGGTCTGATAGTGCTGTCGAGCGGCTCGCCGGTCTCAATCTCCGGCAGCGTTGTGACCATGTACCCACGTCCCATCTTGCCGCTCACGCCGAGCACGGCGGTCATTTCCGGGTTCTCCGTGATGGCTATGACCTTGATGCCGACGCCAGCAGCCTTGATGATGGGAGCTTCGAGCAGCTTCCGGGCGTCGTCTTCCGGCGTCAGGGTCTCGCTTTCCAGTATCATCGTCGCAGGTTCCTCCGGCGTCTCCCGGTAATACAGTGGTCTCGCCCAAAACATTCGGAAAGCCTTCATCACGTCGTAATAGGTGCAGTCGTTCGTGTTCTTCCAAATCTTGAACAGAAGGAAGACCCGGTACTCGTCATCGGTCAGGACGTATGTCGGCTGCGTTGCACACGCCCATGCACCGGCTTCCATCCTCGTCAGACCTACGATGTCACCCACACCGTCGAGCTGCTTTCCGACCGCTGTCAGGACACTTCTCTCGTTTTTCAGAGCATCGAAGAAGTCCCGCAGGTCGTTGAGCTGCTCACCGATGGCTTCGTTCAGAGCGTCGATGACCGGCTTATCTTTGAACTGCTCCAGCAGGTCTTGCCGCAGCAACTCGATATAATCAGCCATCAATTACCACCTCAATCCTGTTCTCGTCTGTGACAGCTCGCTCACGCTCCGAGATGACGATGCTACGGTCCTTGTACTCCGCCGGTCTGTCATCGCCGGTGGTCGCATACAGCATGAAGTCCACATAGTCGATACCGGGTACTTCGATGCGGAAAGTCTGAGGAATGACATCACGCCCCGCTTCGAGGGCGTCCATCTTCTCCAGTATCTGCTTCTTGATGAGATCGACATAGTTCGTCGGCTGATTGGTGCTCTTGCTGAGTGTCACGCCGACCCGGAACCAGACATTCACATAGGTCGGTCTGTTGAACCGGATGGTGATTTTCTCGCCGTACAGCCCCGGCAGCGTCTTTTCGACAGAGCCGAAGGTGCTGATGCCGCCAGCCTTCTTGTTCAGGATTTGCTGGGCGATCTCCGTCTCGTCGCCGCCATCCACCACAACCTCGATGCTGTGGGGAGGTCTCCCCATGCTGTCGGTTTCATTGGTGTCGTTCTCGTATGGAGCGCAACTTAGGACGCCCTGCACCTTTTCGAGAATGGCGCTGCGGATGCTTTCGAGCATATTGCTCGAACGACCGAAAATTTTGTCTGCGTAGGACTTTCTGAACTCGATGTCGCTCTCAGCATCCCGTCCGGCGATGTAGGCGCCCACATTCGTGACCGCTGTCATCCCAGCGACTGCTTTCACAATTTTCGTGATGACGCCGTTCGGAATGAGGATGTCCCCATCTTCCTCCGTGGCAAAGGTCAGCACCGAGCCGACTTCTTGCGTGGTCAGGTTCTCGGAGAGCACCATGACATTCGAGCTGGTCTCGTCAACCGCCGCAATCACGAGCTTTTCTCTATCCGCCGCCACCGTGAAGTCTTCGCTGTCGATGGCGCTACCCAGTGCCGCCAGAAGCTCACTGGAGCTCTTGGATGCGTCGAGGGGGATTGTGTATAGGGTTCCGTTCAGTGCAACCGTGAGAGCGCTGTGAAGCTCTGTGGTCGCAAGAATAACGGTTGCCTTGTTGAAGTTTCCTCTGGAAATCAGCCCGTCCTCCGAGATGGACAGGTTCGTTGCTGGGTTCGTATCGGACGCAATAATCGTTCCAGCCGGAACGACCGTTCCGTCAAGCCCTGTGCAGAGGATGTTGTAATAGGACTTCGCTGCCAGCTCACGGGTAGAGCCGCCGAACTGAGCCGCATTGTCGAGGTTCACCCCCTGAGCGGATGCCGGATACATGGCGTAGTAGACGTCCGTCCCGTACTCCCACAGCTCCGCAATCCGGTCAGCCACGTTCGTCAGCAGGTGGTTCAGCAGTGACTGCGGGTTCTGCTTGGTGTTGACACCGAGCCGCTTCGTCATACTCTCGTGCATCTCATCGAGAATGACATCCAGTCGTTTCGGGTTCGGACCTTTGCTGGTCAATCCGTACTGTGCCACTTGATTTTCACCTCCTCTCTAAAGGTATCTTCATCGGTCGTGAAGGTTACGGCGATGGTCGCATACCGTGTCTTACGGTCGATGTCGATTTCTATTGCCGTTACATTGGTCACTTCGTCTACATCCATCACCGCTTCCCGGATGAGATGCCGGATGATGGACTCGTTCGGGTTCTTCACCAAAACATCCTCAAAGTAGGTGATACCGAACGACGGACCGAGCCGCCATTCGTTGAAGAACCAAAGCAGGCGGATGCGTACCGCTTGGCACACGCTATCCGTCTGTCGAATGTCACCTGCGTCCGAGATTTCCAGATCGCCGGTCTCGTCGATTTTCAGGTCTATCATCTGTTCCTCCTTATCCCGGCGGTGAGGTCTTCCCGCCGCTGTCACCGGTGTGCGTGTGGGTGCTGAGCGCCACGCCGCTGCCCGTGACCTCGCCGCTGACGGTCAGTTTCCCGGTGATAGTCACACCATCGGTGCCGACCTTCAGCGTCGTTCCGCCAACCTTGATGACCACCGCATTGTCGCCGCAAGCCTCCTGCATGGCATCGTTCGCTTCCGCAGACAGACCGGGGATGCACATGGCGTTGCTCAGGTCGAACTTCAGCGACGTGTCCGTCTCCTTCCCGTACTGCCAGTAGTCCAGTGCGGACTCGCTGAAAATAATCATGCAGCTATCGCCTGCCTTGATGGGGAAAGCGATAGCTGCACCTTTACTGTGTGGAAACTGGACCGGGACGCCGGAGATTGCCGGGAAATCCATCGTCTCGCCGTTCGGCTTTTTGAACTTGGTCTTCGGCTGTACTGTCGCCATGCCGGAGCCGGGGTCGAAGGATACGATTTCTCCGGGTAGAGCTGTGTGCATTTCCTCAGTCGCCGCCCTTGCGGTCTTGCCGATCTGTTCAATGAACTCCTGCATCATGTCAGCTCACCTCCAGCAGACGGGCGCTACACGTCCAGTCGCCCTCCATGTTGTCGCCCTCAATGGCGATGGAGTAGACCCGGAAGTATCCCCTGACCTTCAGGCTGTTCAGGTACACATAGTCGTCGATGTCGATTGCGGCGTTCATCAGGAACTGCACGTCCCAGCCATATTGCCCCTTGTCGGTGCCGTTCGAGTCTGAAATCTGCACACGCTCCGGCGAGCCGATGAGCCCCGTCTCGGCGGACAGTTCGTAGACCTCCCTGCTCATCGTGTCGTTCGGCTTCTTGACCTGAAGGATGCCGTTGTTGATGGACCAGACGAGACCGCTGGTATCGCAGGCTTTCGTCAGGACGTTCCTCGCCGGTCCGACATAGCTGTACCCATTCGGGATGTCTTTGAACTCCACATTGTAGGCGAACTTCACCGTCAGTCCCATCTGGTCAGCGGTATCCTGAATGAGCGTTTTGCAGTTGACGCTGCCGGAGTAGCTGACCGAGACGTAGGTGTCTCTGACCTCCACTCTGTTGTCAACGACCTCCACCTCGGTGCAGCGGTCGCTGCCGTCGTCCTTCGTCTTGGCGTAGGTGACGATGCCGGTAAAGATGAGCGGCATGACCGTCCCGTATCCAGCCCGGAGCACGACCACACAGTCGTCCTTGTTCAGCTCCGCAAGGTGAGCATCATTCAGGTTCCAAATGGACACCTTCGCCGTGTTCTGGCTGGTGGTGTCCGCTCTTTCTACCGAGAAGCTGATGTGCAGCGGTCTGGCTCCCTCGCCTATCTGGAAGCCAGCGGACCCCGCTTGACCGGCAGATAGGCGATACTGTCGGTCCCAATTCTTCATGGTGTCCGTCCTCCTTCCTTTTCACACTTCCTATTGCAATCGGCAACGAGGTGTGGTAAAGTTTGATAAGGACGAACACCTGCTGGTGTTTAGAGGGCTCCTTTGAACCTTCGTCCATGCGGAGCGGTATCGTGGTCGAGACGATGCCGCTTCTTTTTTGATTTCATACGCCGAAACCGCCTATATCCTCCCTCGATTAGAGGGAGGATATATTGGTTATATAGGGTACGGTACGGTTAGGTACGGTAAGGTACGGTTACAGTGGATTTTCCACGGGTTTTCCGGTGGAATTTCCTACGGAATTTCCGAGGATATTCCGAGAAAACGGTTCATTCAGCCGGAATGAACACGAACCGAGCCTTTCCGCTGACGAAATCGTCCCTTCCGATGGCGGTTCCTTCGGTGAGCGCCGCAAAGACGCCCTGCGGTGTGCTTTCGGTTCCCCAGAACAGGTTCAGGGGAAATTGCGGCACGATCTTCGTCCCGACCACCAGCGGCTGTCCGAGCGAGTCCATGACCCCGAACATCCAGTAGCCGCCGGTGTCGTTCCAAGTGAAGCGGAGCTGGTACTGCTTCCCCAGCAGTGCGATGCGGGAGATGCTGTCGTTCAGGTCGGGAACTTCGATGATGATGTGCTCCATTCTCAACCTCCTAACTCAGCAGTCCGAAGCTCGACGCCGCATTATACAGAATGCTGCCGTTGCGCCCGCTTCCACTGCCGGAGCCAGACCCGGAGCTACCGGACGAACCGGAGCCGCCGGAGCTGGCTTGCGTGGTGTTTGCTGTCCCCGCAGATACCCCAGTCGAGCCTGACTTGCCGTAGCTGTCTGGGATGCTGACGGTGGAACTTTCGGTGACGATGATTTTCTTCAGGGTAATCGGTATTTCCCGTGCGTATCCCACATCGGCGCTCTTGGTGAAGCTGATGTTCGTGATAGCCATGCTGGTGTAGACCTCATCCGAGGTCACGACCGTGACGACCTTCTTGGACATATACAGCGCCTTCAGTTGGCGCACAATCTGCTCGGTACGACCGGGACCTGAACCGTGCCTTGCCCTCCATGTGACCGGTGTGTCGGTGACGTAGAGGGTCATGTTGAGCGAGTCGGGCTTCAGCACGATGGTGTCGCTCACGCTGAAGCCCTTCTCGGTCGGGTATTCGGGTACTTGGGCTTCGTAGTCTTGGCTCTCGTCGATGAGGGCGTCAAACTCGATGCCGTCTATGCTGACTGGTTGCTTAGCCTTTGCCATACTCTCTCACCTACCTTGCAAAAGCCAGAGCTCTTGCCATAGCGTCCACGGCGTTATCAGATGCAGAGGACATGGCTGCTTCGCTCTTTGCCTGACCAGCCCGATCTCCGTTGAACGTGTTCGTGAACTCGTTGTACTGGTTAATCGTTCTGGAACTGGTCGAGTTCGTAATGGTGGACGGCTTGGCGGTCGCCGCCTTGCCGAGCATCGCCATAGCCCGGAAGATTTTGCCCGTCTCCAGTGCCGTGAAGACTTTGCGTCCCCGTGCGCCAGTGACAAGCTCAGGACCTTCCTCGCCTGCGATGAAGGTTTCGGACGAATTGTCCGTGCCGCCTGCATAGGCATTGACCTTTTCAGCGGCAGAAGTATCGCCGCCGCCACCGAAGATTTTATCCACAATCCAGCCGAGACCGTCGGCAACCCAGCCTACCACCTTTGCTATGGCGTTGATGATGACGCCGAGGATGTCAGCGATGGGTTGCAGAATGGCGAGTATCGGCTCCAAGATGGGGAGGATTGCGTTCAGCAGCGAGACCAGTACCGGCAGCAGGGACTGCACAAGGTTCGCCACTATCGTCATAATCGGCTCGATGATGGGGAGCAGTGCCGAGATCAGCTCCAGCACGACCGGCAGGATGGTCTCGACAATCTGAACGAGTATCGGGACTATCGCTTCGATCAGCTCCAAGATGACCGGCAGAACTGCTTCGATGATTTGCATCACCAGCGGCAGCAGAGTTTCGATGAGACTGATGATAATCGGCAGCACGGCTTCGATTATCTGCATAAACAGGGGCAGCAGCGTTTCTATCAGGCTGATGACCAGCGGCAGGATGGTCTCGATGATTTGGATGAGGAACGGCAGGAGCCGCTCTACCATCGAAACTATCATCGGGAGCACCGTCTGAGCCAATCGCCCGATGAAGCTGACGATTTGCTGTGCCAGCTCCAAGATGACCGGCAGGATGGCTGCTACGAGTTTGCCGAGCAGCGGAAGAACCTGCTTCAGTGCGCTGAGGAGCTGGTTCCCTATCGTCCTTGCGAACTGCTTGAAGACATCTATGATGTCCTTTACCTGCTCCCACAGGTCTTTACAGGCTTGCCTGAAGGCATCGACATCGACGCCGTTCCGCTCCAGTATCTCACCTATCAGGCTGTTCTCGCCTTTCATAAAAGCGAAGAAGTCCTCGACCAGCAGGGCGAGGAGAACGATTGCGGCTATGATGGCGAGTATCTTTACGTTGTGGGCAGTAAGCAGCGACCTGACATTTTTCAGGAAGCTGACGATTTTTCCTGCGTTGATGGCGAGGAAGACCGCCCCCACCGTGATTGCGATGAGTTTCAGTAGCTTGTCGGTTCCGCCGAGCTTATCAGCCAGCCATTCCAACCGGGTCTTGATACGCTGTGCAAAGGTCATGGCTGTGTCAGACAGCTTCACCATAGCCCTTGCAATCGAGTTTGTCACGCCGAAGGTCTTATCCATGTCTGCCAGCCATAAGCCCCATGTGTTGCGGATGTTCTTGATGGCATCCGTGACTGTGAGGTTCACATTGGCGTACGCAGCGTCAATCTCGTCGGCGGACTCTAAGAAGGCATCTTTCAGGTCGTTGACCTTAATCGTGCCGTTGGACGCCATATCGAGGAGCTGACTTTTGGCTACACCCAAGTGCTTTGCAAGGACATCGGCGGTTTCAGGCGCATCTTCGAGCATCTTGTTGAGGGTTTCCGTATCCATGACACCCTTCTGAAAGCTCTTGTTCATGCCTTCGATGACGCCCGTGATGGTAGAGTCAGAGCGACCAGCGGTCTTCATCACCTTCGTGACCGCCGCCGCATAGTTCGCTGCGTCGTCCACGTTGAAGATGTCGCCGGTGGCTTTCGAGAGGTTCGACACAGTGGTCGCCATGTCAGCGTAGCTCATCCGGCAGTCGTTCGCTGCCTTCAGAACCGTCTGCTGGGCTTCCGCCGCTTCCTCTGTGCTATCCACGATACTGCGGATGCCGTTGTTGACAGCGCCGAACTCCTCAATCAGACCGTTGATTTTGACCAAGCTGAACCCGATGCCAATGGCACCGAGCAGCTTGGTCGCCGTGTCCTTCAGGGATTTGATGCTATCCTCAGCTTTCTTCTCCGACGCCTTATCGACATCGTAGCCGAGCTTGAAGCCTATCTCCCTGAGCGTAGTAGCCAATCACTTCACCCCTTTCGTGAGTTCTTGGGCTCTACCCGCTTCCACGTCCCTATCCATCTCATAGAGTGCATAGAGCTTCAGAGCTTCGTCCAGCGTGTAGCAGGTCTTCAGCTCCCACATGGTAGCGAGCTGTGCCTTGATGAGCACATACATTCTCATTTCGAGTTCAGAGAAGCCGGACAGGTCCAGCTCTCCAAAGCGGCTTATCTCGCTGCCGTCTGAGTCAGAGCGGACGTTGCCTTGCCAAATCGGGCAGCGAGCTTCTTGAAAAAACCGTTGTAGTTGCTGCGGACGACCTCGAAAGCAAGGATGAACATTTCCTGCACATCCTCGCAGAAGATTTCGTTCACAAGGTCTTCAGACAGCGGCTGCGCTCTTTCACCGGGCATCTCGACAGAGATGTTGCCGCCAGAAACGAGCAGCAGCCGCAGAACACGTTCGAGCTTGTCGCCAGACAGACTGGTAAATGCTCCAGAGAGGGTTGGGGCAGCCTGCTCGATGTCAATGTCGAACAGGTCTTTCCCGTCACCCACAAACCCCGCAAGGGGGGCGAGCCCGGAGAGAATAGGCATCACGAGGTTTGCCAGTTCACCGCTGATGTTTGCCGCTTTGAAGGCAGGCATGGGGCGGATGTAGAATTTGTTCTCGCCGATGGTTACTTCACGGCTTTCAAGCTGTTTCATACGTTACCTCCGTTATTCAGTGAGAGTGGCATCGCCGGTGTCGATTTCCCACTCACGGTTGTTGGTGTCCTTGCCACGAGCGACCGAAGCCTTCTTCGTTACCCAAGCGGACTCGGTGCTGAACACCTGACCGCCCTTCAGGTCTTTGATGAGGACCGGGAACATACCATTGCCGGTCTCTCGGTCCAAATCGACCATGCGGGAGAAGTAGGCGTTGCTGTCACTCATCTGGAGCAGACTGATCTTCACCTTGTAGGTGTTGTCCGGGGAAACCGCACGACCGATTTCACCGTCGCAGCCTACCTTCTTGGTGATGCCGTCGCCGTTCGCCTCGATGGTGACGAAGCTGTCATCGGCGATGCCGGTGACGATATGAGAGCCGCAGGCGATGACGACTTCCTTCGGGTTATAAGTCTTGACTTTTCCTGCCATTGTCTATCCCTCCTTACAGGTTCTCGTAGGTCAGGCAACCCTTGACCTCGACAACGTGGATGGCGCCTGCCAGCCGAGCAGAGAACTTGCAGTCGGTCAGAGTGCGGGATGCCTTCTGAGTGCTGCTGATTTCAGACGCCAGCGGGACAGACGTGACATAGCCGGGGTTCTCGTTGCCGTCGGCGTCGTACTCGGTGGGAGCGACACCGCCGTACTTCTGCCCGTCCTTCAGGGAGGCGAGCATCTGGTTTTCCACCAGACCGATACCGGCATCGGTGTACGGGATTTTCGGGTTGACGATCAGCAGGTTCACAATACGGACCTGCATATCGTTCTGGAGCCAGTCACGGAAGCGGATGACATCTATCCACTCACCGCCATTGGTCTTGCCGCCCTGCGTGATGTTCTTGGACGCCACAGTCAGGACGAAGTTGAAGTTTGCCTTCTCCAGCTTCTTGATGAAGGTGCTGCTCAGCTTGGACGGAGTGACCGTCGCTACCGGCATCAACGCCCACGTCTCGCCGCCGGAATGGTAGTTCATAGCCTTGACCGCCTGAGCGATGTGGCTACCGTACTTATTCTCGGCGGGGATGTCGTTTTCGAGCTGGTCTTCCGTCACCTTCGGGTAGACGGGGTAACTCCGCAGGTACAGCCCCGGCTCTGCGATAGGAGCGTCGGGGTCGCGGTCGATGTAGCCGCAGATTTTGTTCTGCGTCTCCGTCCACTGAATGACCTCCTTCACCTCGTCGTCCTTGATACCAACCGGGCAGATGCAGTACCAGCCGTTCATGCCGAGGGCGTTGTCGAGGACATCGACCGCCTTCTGCGGTTCAGTCCCACCTTCCTCGGTTCCGGTCTCGCCGATGATGGCGATGTAGACCTCGTGAGGTCTGGGGGTCTGAGAGAACGCAACACGAGCAGCTACGCCGACAGGGTCGGCAGTAGCACCGGTTGCGACAAAGCCCAGCTCAGTCACTTCGCTCAGGCTGTTATACACGCCGATGGCGGGTACTTCAGCTTCCGGGTTCGGAGTGGCAGGAGCCGGACCAATGATGAGGATGTTGTCAAAGCTGGCTTCGTTGGAGATGGGAGAGTCCAGCGAAATGTCAACCGTGCAAATCCTTTCGAGGTTGCTCATAGCTATGTTTCCTCCTTCATTACGGGTTTGTCGTTGATTTCGACATTGGTGAAATAGCCGCCCTCCTCGGACGCCATTTCTTCGTTGCCGCCGCCGCTGGGCGTCGGTTCGATAGTCGGGTCAAGTCTGGTGACATCATCCGCCTGAATGTCGTCGCCGCTGACCTCCTCCGGTGTTCCGTCCGGTCCGATGGTGATATGCTTCACACTGTCAGGCGACAGGGTTCCGGTGTAGCCGATGGCGGTCATCGTGAACCGTGCGGAGATTTCCAGCATAGACCGGAACTCATAGTTCGTATCGTTGATTAGCCCGGTCAGGTTCTGTACCGTGGGCGGCACCACCAAAGCGAGGTCGTGCCGGTGGCACCACTGGATGACATATTCAGAGTTCAAGAAGCTGGCAAAGCCCAGCATATCGTCCTCCGACGTGTCCTCCACGATAGGCGTGTACCCCGGTCCGATTTCTGTCTGCCGCCCTTGCGTGAACAGGTCGATCTGGACGGGCATCACAGCCGGGTAGAACGCAACAGGTCGCCCGTCGATGACCTTTATCGGTGGGTTCAGTGGACGGTCAACAGAGCCGAGCGTGATGGTCACGAGCGGCTTGGTCGGCTTGACGGCGAAGCTCTGCTTCGTGTAGGTCACGGTGGCGCCGGTGAAGTAGAGTTCAGCCAGCTCCTTCAGCAGCCGTTTCAGTTCAGCAACAGTCACAGCAGCTTCCCTCCTCCCCATCTGCGCTCACATCGGGTCTGGGGAACCTCTTGGCTTCCGTAGCAGACACCTGCACGAACTCGCTGCGGCAGTGATGCAGCATCGTGTGGTCCCATCCGAGAGACGACACGCACTCGTACCAGTGACCGTCCGGGTCCATCGGTCCTTGATAGAACAGCCAGTCTCCACGTCGTCCGCTGGACTGGTCTGCCGGTGTAAACACAAGGTCTCCGAACGCCTTCATCCGCTTCACCCTGCGCTCGCCTTCCGGGAGAGCCTGAAGCTCATCAGCATTGAGCGGCTGGACGTTCAGGGATGCCGTGACATCGGTGTACCTTGCAACGGAATAGCCCTCGACCACCTCGTCGGTGTCGAAGCGCCGCACCACAAAGCTGCGGCGGAAAATACCGAGTCCCATGCTCTCATCCTCCCTTCTTGCGGATTACAAAGTTTACGGATTGTCTCATCTTGCCGGTGTCGATTAGTGGCTTATCAGACTTCTTCTTCCTGATGGTAGACGGTGCGTTTGGCTCGAAGCTGCCGTTCTCGATTTTCTCCTGCACCAACGACTTGCCAAAGACACCGAGCTGCTTCAGGCATCGTTCTGCGGTTCCGCCCTTGGTCAACTCCCTCGCCTGTGCTTCACACATCTGGTCGATTTTGTCCCGGTTGTCATCGACGCTCTGCCGGAGAAACGGTCGTGCCGGAGAGCTGGATGTTCCGAGCTCGTTGAACATCGCAATCTGTGCCATGTCCACACCCCGGTCATCCGTGACCTCACCGGACTGGTAGCCGATGAAGACCTCCTGCTGCTTCAGCTTCTTCAGCTCATCGTAGAACTTCTTCCCTTCAGGGGTCAGTCTGTCGTATCCAGCCATCAGGCTTCACCTGCCGACCGAACGGAAATGACCACCAGTCTGCGGAGAGACAGGTACTCCAGACCGTAGGGGGTCAGAGCCAGCTCAGCATCCACCATCAGGTTCGTACCCTGATTTACGGTGAAGCCGATGGAGGTCTCGCCCTCGGAGTAGCTTCCGATACGCAGCGTGTCGCCGACCGTTCCATACGAGCTGTCGCCGTATCCAGCCATTTTCAGGCGGTGGGCGGTCAGCAGCGCCAGCGCTTGGTCATACAGTTTCCCGAAGACCTTGCGGCTGATGATGGGCTCGGTCAGCTCCATCCACGACTCTACGGTCTCGGCGTTCAGGTCAGCGAACTCGGTAGCCATCAGGCGGAAAATCTTGACGGCTTTCTCGTACATGGCTTACTCCTTCTTGGTTTCCGGCTCCTTCTCAGGCTCCGGCTGCTGCTCGCCGCCGGTCTTGGGCTCCTCGGCAGGCTTCTCGTTCGCAGGCTTACGAGGGGGCTTCGGTGTGGTGGGCTTCTCCTTGACGATGCTCAGATTACCCATCTCCACCAAACGGTCGATGGCGGCGTTGTTGGCGTAGGCATCCTTGACCTCGCTGGTATCGCCGGGGAGGATGATGTCATCGCCAACATTCACGATTTTGCTTCCGATGTTCTTCAGTTTCATAGGTCGAACCCCTTTCGGTTAAAGTGATAGGGGGCTCCCGGTGAACGGGAGCCCCTTCAGGTTGGAAGTCTCAGCAGATGCCGACTGCAATCAGCAGGGACATCGGGTAGTAGATGATGGCGCCAGCGGTGCGAGCCTCGCAAGGGACGACCATCTCCAGACCCTGAGTCTGCACAGGGTACTGGGTGAAGGGCAGCGGGTTCTCGATGGTCAGCTTGCGAGCGTCGTTCTTGAACAGAAGCGCCACGCCCTGACCGTCGCTGTCCTTCGCATAGGGGTTGGTGTCGGTGCTGTCGGGGTCGAGCTCCGGGCAGGACACGATTTCCTTGATGTCAGGCAGGTTCGCCTGAATGTAGCTCAGCACGTTGGAGGCGGTGCCGTCGATGCGCTTGCTCTGGAGCTCCAGATAGGCTTCGGCAGGCAGTGCCAGCGTGTCGGGCTTCTCGACCTTCTTGGTGGTACGAGCCATCTGCTTCAGCATACCAGACACGTCGGCGATGATTTCGTCAGCGGTCTTGGATGCCCAAGTGGTCTTGCCGGAAGCGCCGTTGGCGAGAGCGTACAGCGGGATGTCGTTGTCGGTGGACAGGACGCCACGCAGACCGGTCTCTGCATCGCCGTTCCAAGCGATCTTGTTGTTCAGGTAGTCGATCTGATACCGAGCAGCTTCCGCCTTGCGGGTATCGAGAGACTTGCCAGCCATACGAGACGCTCTCATCTCCTGAATGGAATAGCCGAAGCTATCGCCGATGGACTTGATGATGGCAGTGGTGGGCTTGCCCTTCACATCCGCACGAGGCAGGTCGGTGGCGTAGTTGGAGATAATCTTCGCCAGACCCACCTTGTCGTAGCTGTAATAGGTGACGGTCTCAGCGCCGGGGTCAACCTCGCTGGACATCGGGAACAGCTTCAGCGCCGTAAACTCAGGATACTCGACATCGTAGGACTGAGCCTTAACGAAGTCGAGTTCACGAGCAAAGAACACGGAAGCGTCCTCAGCAGAGTCGAAGTGCATACCGGGGGTAGACGCCAGAGACGCAGGAATGTTGCTGGCAAGCAGCGCATCGTAGTCGTTCTGGTCGTATCTCATGGATTTCTGATTAGCCATAGGTTCTTATCCTCCTTCCTTGATTAGCCGCCGTGGGAGGGGTTGTCCTCTCCGCTTTCGGTGGTAGCAGCAGCGGTGTCGATGCCATACAGCTCCACAGGAGCGCAGCCGTTGCTCTCGCCGCCGATAAAGCGACCGGCAATCTCAACGCCGCCCTCGGTGGCGAAGCAGCCTGCGTCGTTGCCGGAGACGATGAGATGCAGGGCGTCACCGTAGACAGGGGTCTGGTTCGCCGCCAGACGGACCCAAATGCGACCGTGACGCATGACGCCGATGTTCTGGTTCTTGTTGATGGTGACCTTGCCTTCGAGGTCGTGCTGCTGATTGAAGCCGTTCACGGTGACGCCCTCGAAGTCAGCAGCGGTGCTGGCGCTGGTGGGAAGCACCACGTTGCTGCCGGGGATGCTTCCCTTCACGACGCCGACGCCGAAGCGCAGCTTACCGCTGTCCTCCTCATTGAAGCGGGAGTCAACGGGATAGTGATACAGGTCGTAGATGCCACCGGGGATGCCCTTCGGGGTGGCATAGCCGTAGCTGGTCTGAACTGCCATATTACTTCTCCTCCTTCTTCATTCTGCGGTCGATCATGCGCTGACGAGCGTCAGCAGCGGAGCCAACGGACTTGGCGGCAGACTTGCTGTCCTTACGCATCATCTGACCACGCTGGTAGTTGGTGTCCTTGCGAGCCTTCATGTCGGAAACCGCCATGTCGAAGGCGGCGCTGACGTAGGCGGAGCTCTTGCCATCGAGACGCAGGGAAGGCTTCAGCTTCTTCAGCACAGCCTTCTTCGCACCCTTGACGGTCATGGACTCCAGACCGTCCATATTCAGGCGGTCGCCGATGCGGACGACACGGAGCAGCTCACGGAAGTCGGTGTCAGCAGAGTCCTTACGGTCCTGCTTGGCAGGTGCGTCGTCCTCGTCCTTGTTCTCCTCATCCTCGTCGCAGTTCTCGTCGTCACCGTCGGCGTTCTCCTCGTCGTCGCTGTCGGCAGCGGACTCAGCTCCAGCAGCCTGAAGAACGTCGATGACACCCAGCAGAGTGTCGATGTCCTCATCCTGCTGAGCGATGACCTCCATCGCACCAGCGACGTCTTCGGGGTCACCAGCCGCATCTCTGCGGTCACGACGGTCCTTGACGGTCTGAACGGCGTCGGTATCGCCCTCATCGGCGGCAGCACCGTTCTCCTCGGCAGCTTCGGCAGCAGCTTCGATGGCAGCAGCCTGAGCAACCTGCTCGGCAACCTCTGCAACGGGGCTATCGCCCTCGTCGGTGGCGCCAGCGTTCATCCGCTCCTCACGGCGCTTCTGGAACGCTTCGACGGCGGAGCTCAGACCGCCGTCTCCATCATGTCTTTTGGTCTTAGCCATAGTGGATTTAACTCCTTTCAAAGTATCGGGGTCACGGCTGTCGATATTGAGCCGTGCCTGCTCACCAGCCCTCGCCTTATCAACGAGAGCGAGATGATTGATTTCGATGTTCCGCTGGATGGCGTCATAGGGCTGACCGTTCCAAACACCAGCAGTCTCCTCGGTCGTGAGGTTGTATCCGAGCGACAACTCTCTCAGACCGATATTCTTGATGGCGTTCGTGTCGTGGATGATGATTTTGCAGCGAACATCGTTTCCATCCTGATAGCCTTTGCTTAGGATGGTGCCGACGATTTCCTGCTCCACATTGTCCTTGTCTACATACCCAGCATCATGCGTGATGATAATGGGCTTGCCCTCATAGGACGCAAGGCTCTCCGTTGCGAAAACATCCTCCGGCAATCTCAGCTCCCTGCGGATGCTGCCGTCCGGGTTGCGGTACTCGAAGATGCCGACCGACGTAACGATAGGGTGGTCAATCAGATAACCTTCCTCGGTGAAGTACGTCTGGTCCAGCGTGATGCTATCGAGCCGCTGCACCTTCTTCTGTGCCGGTGCGTTCATTTCGGTGTCACTCCTTTCAGCCGGTTCCGGCTGGTCTTACATGAGGATTTTCTTCATGCAGTACCACCCCTTCCTGCGACGGGCAGGTCTATGGTGTCCTTATTGAAGACTGCCAGTGCGACGCATCTGCACTGGTAGTCTTCGCCGGGATGACACCTTCGTCCGGTCTTCGGGTCTACCACAGGTGGGTCATCCCACCGGAAGCGTTTCCCGTTCAACCGAGCGTGACCTTCCCGGACTCGACTGTCGCCGGATGTGGACCAGATATACTCCTCAACGCCTGCGTCTTGCTGCTGGCGTTGGGTTATCTGACCGTTCAGCTTGGCAATCTGGTCACGAGCGAGAAGCTGGGCGTGGCGCCGGTCCATTCCGTACGCCCTCTGCATCTTTTTCACGATGGAGGTCGTGGTCTCGCCCTTCTTGTAGCCTTCCATGACGATCTCCCGCATCTTTCCGAGACTGTCCTTCGGGATGGTCTTGATGAGGTCAACATTCTCGTTAACCCATTTCTTCATCAATTCCCGGTAGATTTCCCCGGCGTAGTAGTCGTCCATCAGGTCAATTCCGAGCGTGGCTTTGACTGCCCGTTTCCACTCTCTGATGCTCAACTTCCTCGTGAGGTGAGCCATAGCCTCAATCTTGTCGTAAAGACCAAAGCTGGAGGTTTTGCGTTCGAGCTCAACAGCCATTTTGTCGAAGATGCTTCCCAGCTTTGCCAGCAGGTCAGACGTATCATCGTGGCGACTGTTCGCTTCTCGCTCTATCCGAGCTGCATCACGGATTTCAGGCAGGTACTTTTTCAGCAGTTCGTTGAGACAGCGGATATAGGCGTTTGTAGCCCTCTGGTACTCCCGTTCCGCTTGGGCAGGGAATTGTGTTGAAGTCTTGCACAAAAGCCGCTGGTGGCTTCCAAATTTCGCTGAGAGCATATCCTGAACCATAAGTTTGTGGGCGATGTCGTTCACTGGCTGTCACCTCCTCCTTTACCGGCTCTTGCCGAACTTATCTACCCTGAAAGTGTCTTCCCAGCCACGGTACTTATCACGCTCGACGACATCCGTCGGACATGGCTTCCCGCAGCGCTTGTTGGACGCCTTGCAGAGACAGACCGTCTTGCCATCCCTGAAGTCGATGTGGACCTTGATATACTCGACTTCAGACTGTCGTTTTTCCAAGCCACCATCTCCTTTCAGATAGCATGAAAAAGCAGCGGATGCACCGCTGCTTTTGGGATTGAGGGCTGGACGCCCTCTGTTATCGCCTGAGCGCCTCTGGATTTGTCCGTAGGCGCTGACGAGTAGAGATTGTAGGGTGTTTCTAAAATGCGCTTGTGGGCTCGTTTAGCGTGGTTTGTGCCTATTCCACATTCAGGGCTTCCAGCAGGGCTTTTACGCCTTCCGCAAACGGCACGAACAGGTGGTCGGGGTTTTGCTCCAGCAGCTCCTCCACTTTGTCAGCAGAGATGAACCCCGGACGGGTCATTTCAACCCCATCGCAGGCGATGCTGCCGTCATAGTCCGTACACACGAAGACATGGGACGGGCAGTACGGAGCAGACAGGTCTTTCAGGAAGGCGACCGGCGTGAGCCCTTTCGGGGTGATGCCGAACTCCTCCTGTGTTTCCCTGACCGCAGCTTCCTTCGGGGTCTCACCATCCTCGATGTGACCGCCGGGTCCGCAGAGCGTGTTCTGCTTAACCCTCGTTCCGCAGAGTATCTTGTCGTCCTTAACGACAAGGACGCCGACGCCGGTGTCAGTATCACCGTCCAGACCGAGGGGTTGACCCGGTGTCTCAGAACCAGTCTGCTCGATGCCGCCGGGGGTCTGTTGTTCCTCAATGTTCTTGACCTGAGCTTCCAGCTCGTTCACCGCTCCGGTGCTCTCCGCTCCGAGTAGAGCCGCAAACGGGTCGTCGTCATCTTCTGTGATGATGTCCTCGACGTTGAAGTCTTCGTCCGACGCAAGGGAGCGTCGAACCTCGGATGGGTCGAGGGCTTGCATATCGACGTAAATCTGAGCTGTCTGTGCCTTGACCTGAGCTGTTGCTGCTCTGGTCTGGTCTACGGTTGCCTGTTCGGTGTCGCTCAGGCTCCACAACGGGTTGAAGGTCAGCTTGTAATCCGGGATTTCATCGACCTCTTTCGATGCCACGCCAGCCCGGAAAATCACATCCAACAGATCTCTCAGGTTGCGCTTCAGCATGAGCTTCTGTATGCGCTCCACGAAGTTGTAGTAGTTTTCGAGGTCAGAGTCGCCGGTGGCGTTCATCCCCGCCGGGGACCGTCCGAACAGGATGGTCTGCGGGATGTTCGTCAGAGCGGACAGCATATTGCAGGTGGAGTCGATGACATCGCTCACACCTGCGAACTGCGTGGTCTTGAAGTCGTAGCTCTCGCCTTCCGAGTCGATGGCGATACTGTTCAGGAAACTCCGGGCTTGGTCGATGACCTGCAAGCGTTTCAGGACTTGGTTCTCGCCTTCATCCGTTGTCAGGAGAGCAGCGAGGTTCTTCATCGAGTAAACTGCCTGCACACTGCGTTCGAGCAGCTTCACGGCGTCGCTATGAGCTGTGGTGGTCTCTCTCAGCGCCCGTCTGATACGGACATATTCAGGCATCCCCCAATACTGGTAGGTGCTGTTGGAAATCTGCTCAGGCAGGACGCCGTTTCTAAAGACGAGGCAGCGGCTTTCGTGGACGGTGAACGAGCCATAGATGCTGGAGACGTAGTAGAACTCAGGCTGTCCGAACTTGGACGCCCTGTTCGGTTTTCCTCTCACACCGAAGTCCTGCATATACAGGCTGGTGTAGTCAGGCTGTACGATAGCTCTCTCGTAGACCCTCAGCTCGTCGATGCTTCGCACATTTTCCCAGTCCACCGGTTCCTCCAGCCCACGACCGTCGTCAATCAACATAACGATGACGGCGCCGCCGTAGAGCCGAGCCCACTTAATGGCAGTTGCCGCTTTCTCCTCCCACTCAAGGTCATCAAGGGCGCTCTCAACGAAAGCGTCGAGGTCGTCATTCTTCAGGTTCAGGTCAAAGCCATGCTTCAGGGCTTCTTCAGCCGGGGTGTCGATAATCTTAGAGAACAGACCGTTCCCTTCGTACAAGCTGGTGAGCTGCATATCCGGGATGACCGGTTCACGGTCGAAGCTGTACGACTCCGAGTTATCCTGCGAGGTCCCATACTTGTTCATCAGGTTGACATAGCCGTCCTCCCGGTACGGGCGCACAGCCTTCCCTGCTTGCCGCTGGAGGATTTGACGACCCCGTTCGTTCAGCTTTCGCCGTTCGAGCTCATTCTGCGGTACACGCATGGGACATCACTCCTTCCTGTCAGAACTCGATGCGAGCGTCGTGTGTGTTCCAAACGCCGACGGCGCTGACACCATCCAGCGTACCGAAGGTGACGTAGAACGGGTTGCCGGTAACATCAGCCTTCAGGATGAGCTCCAGCAGTTCGACTCTCGCAGCGAGGTCTGCGGCACTCTGCGTGTTGGCGGTGATGAGCGGCTTCACGAGTCCCCAGAATGTACTCAGGTTCCCGGTCCCAACATACTTCTCATCGCTCGCTTCGAGCGTGTTGAAGATGCCGGTAATCAGAGCCGCAGACGCCTTCTCCACGCTCTCCGTGGTGGCATAGGGGTCGAGGTCTACTTTTCCGCCGCCGATGAGCTCGAAGGCACCGTTGACCAGCTTGTATTCGTCGTACATATTGCCGGTCGCACCACCGCTCGTCTTCCGCAGGAAGTAGAGCGTGTTCGCATCCGCATCCGCCACAGCGGGGAGCGTATCAACGACTGCCACGCTGAGATGCCCAGAGTTTGCGATAGCCTGAGCCAGCTCGGTTGCGGTGGTATAGTCCATGTCCTGTGTCAGCTCGGAGAGCTTCACAGGCACGAGGATGTTGACCACCTTATCCTTCGGCGCAACAGCCTTGCCGTTCCGCTGGATGCTGACGATGACATTCGGCTCTGCATCAGCAGGTGCGTGAGCCGACTCCACATGGGCTTCACAGGTAGCGAGCGACGTGTTGATGTCTTCGATGATGCCCTGCAAGGTTTCCGCAAGTGCGGCGATCTGCTCCGCCGTGTACCCCTTCGCTTTCAGTGAAGCGAGCCTAAGCCCTTCGAGCGTGTTGAGTTTATCGCTCATGTTCGCTTCTCCTTTCGATAGAGCGAGGGGACGACCGCAAGGTCGTCCCCTCATTTACGCAGGCTGATTACTTAGCAGCAAAGACCTCGTTCAGCATCTCGGTGACTTCAGCTTCGGTGGCGGCGACGAAGCCGTCCAGCTTAGCCTTGTCCTCCTTAGACATCAGACCGTCGGACTCAGCAGTCGCAACGACGTACTGGGTGTTCTCGCCGGGGATACCCAGAGCGGTGATGTCCGCCTTCTCCACAGCCGCAACAGCAGTGACGTGACCCTCGGCGTCAACAGTGACCTTGTAGAAGCCAGAGGCGTGAGCGTCGTGAACGGCATGAGTGTACTTATTGGCACCAGCCTCAATGCCATTCAGCTTCTCCAGCAGCTCGTTGGTGAAGTCGTTGGTGGACAGGACCTTATCGCCGTCCTTCTGGACGTAGTTGCTCAGGTCAACCTCCCAGTCACCGACCTTCTCCAGCGCACCGTCCAACACCATGTACTCGTCGTACTTGTCACCGGTCTTGGTGCTGGACTTCTTCACCATGTAGATGTACTGGGAAGCGTCCCCAGCGGTCAGGTCGATGTCAGCGGTGGAGTTGACGATCTTGCGCTTCATGTGGTCGGCAGCAGCGATAGCGGCGGCTACCTCGGCATCGGTCTGGAACTTGGAGTCGTTGCTCAGGTCGGAGACCTTAGTGGGGACGGTGATGTCCACAGCCTTGTCGGTGACGGTCTGCTCAGCGCCATTGACCTTGACCTTCTCGATGACGTTCGCCTGAGCGCCGACATCCTCCAAGCTCTTGACACGGGTGGTCAGTTCGGTGACAGAGGTCTGAGAAGCGCACTCCTGCTTGACCTTCTGGGCGAGCTGTTTCAGGTGGGCGAGCTGAGCCAGTTTATTCACATCGTATGCCATTGTCTTATTTCCTCCTCAAATTAAGTCGTCTGTTCTTCTGCGGGGAATACTTCGTCAAGCATGGAACCAACCTCCTCGTCGGTTGCCACATCATAGGAAGTGCCGCCACCAGCGCCCAGTTCTTCGAGGTCGCCAGCAGCGTTCTTGATCTGATACTGCTTCGCTACGCCATCAGTGACGACGGCGAGCTTCTGACCGACATAGGCAGTCGGGTCAGACTGTGCATAAGTCTGAGCTTCAGCGAGGGAAGCCCAAACCTCTGTGGGGTCGAGAGAGAAGGCGTCCTGCCTCTGGATAGCCTTCGGGAACTCCATCTTGGAGTAGCTACCCGTGGTATTGTTCACAGCCATTGTCGTCTTCCCTCCTTAACCCAGAGTGACCGTGAGCTCAGCGTCATTCTCGTACGGCTTCGCAGGCTCATACGTCCAGACGTTGTAGTTCACGGCATCGTAGCCGTTCGCACCCTCAACAGGAACGACAGACTTGACGAAGGTGTCAGTGACATCTGCGCCGAGAGCCGTTTCGTTCTTGACCTTCGTCACGCCGGTCTTGGTAGCGATGCAGGCGATGACGACCCGCTGGGTGCCAGCGGCAACGTTGATTTTGAGACTGCCAGCGGCATACGCCTTGCCGCTCTTAGTCAGACTGCGGATGTAGTCGCTGTTCAGCGTGGGCTTCTCGGCGGTGGCACCGTAGAAGTAGTTTCGGAACGGCGTGTACGCAGCGGTCTCCTTCGACTTCGTGCCTGCTGCGATAGCCACAGCGGGGTTGGAGTCGGAGCCGAGGTTGTCCTTTGCAGTAACACCTGCGCCGTGCGTCGCAGTGACCTTGTACTTCAGGCTTGCCACAGCGTCACCGCCAGCATCACCGATGACGAAACCAGCGCCGCCGTTGTTGTCGGAGCCAGCAGCCAGAGAAGCGGTCTCAGCATTTGCGACCTCGGTCGTCGCCTTGTCGGTGATGCGCTCAACCTTCCAGCCGGAAGCTACAACTGCGGTGTCAGGACCGTACTTGTAGGAACCGGGGTTCAGTTCAGCAGTGCCATAAGACGCAGCAGCGACCTGAGTACCAGCTTCGACAGCCTTCGCTCCGTTCAGAGCAAAGCCAGTGACGGAGGGCTGCGCCGTGATGGTGGGCTGAAGACGCTTGCTGAAAATCTCAGTCAGGATGTCGGCGACGGACTTGCCCTTCGTCTGGAAGGTTGCCGTGCCGTTCTGGTCCTTCGTGAGATTGCCAACCTGCGTGTAGCTGCCAGCCAGCGTGATGTTGTCACGGACGATGACCTTATCGGCATCGACGCTACCGGTCATGGCGACCCACTTCTCACCATCGTAGGAATAAGCGGACTGCTCATAGGTGGTCTCGCCGACCACGGTGTTGACGATGAACACGTCTCCCTTCTTGGGGGTGGGCTTGGCTTCGCCGGTGAAGAACGCCTCGATGACCGAGCTGTCAGTGGCAGTCAGGTCAGTCTTGGTGCCTTCATACACGGAGCCGGAGCCGACGGAGTTCAGATCGTCGAGGGTGGCGTAGTTGGACAGGTCAACGGTGGTGTCGTCAAGTCTTTCCACTGCGCCGGAGACCAGCGCATAGATGTCGTAGTACCCGGTGTCGGCGTTCTTCACCAGATACATGACGTTCTCCTGCGCCGTTTCAGCGGTGGGGACTGCATCGACCTTCTCAAAACGGGCGTGAGCGGCGTTGGCGATGGCGTTAGCGATGGCTTCGTTGATAGCCGTCGCCGTCATGCTGTCGCTGGCGTCCATCTTGCCCTCAATGAGAGCCTTCAGGGTCTGAGACAGTTCCGCTTCCGAGATTTCGCTCTTTTTGGCAAGCGAACCGAGTTCAGAGGAAAGCTGGTACTTTGCCAGCTCAGCCTTCACTCGTTCCGACTGCGTTCGTAACTGAGCGAGCGTTACGAGCTTGTCTGCGGATACAGGCATTTACATACCTCCTTGCGAATATTTCATAGCAGGCTACCTACTACTATGACAACAGAAAAGCCCTTCTCAGGGCTGCTGGGGAGTGTTGCTGAACACATTGTCCAGCATATCGTTGACTTCCTCATCGGTTGCGATGTCATCTTCGTCAACGACCTTATCGCCGTCGTCCCCTCCGGGGTTCGGCTGCACCTGCTTCCCGAACACATCATCGAGCATACCGCCGACTTCTTCGTCGGTGGCTACCCGCTCATCCGGGATAGCACCCTGCGCCCACTCACGGAGCAGATCGCAGTCGCCGCCTGCGCCGGACTTCGCTACGGTGATTGCCTGCTGGATGTCCCATCCGAGCGTGGTCTTCTTGACCGTGCTCTCGGCAAACCCGACAGCGGAGACATAGAGCTTACCGGGCTTCAGGGTTTCAGGCGGGATGTCAAAGGCTACACCATTCTCAATCCTGACCGGCTTCCCCTTCTGACAGGCACTGTTCTTGAACACGGCGACGACATCGTAGCCGGTCCAGCTCTCATCAAGCGCAAAAATAGCCTGAACGATACCGGAGCTATTCGCTACCAGTGTATCTTTCAGGTCGTGAGTGATTTTCTGTCCCTTGACCGTGAACGTAATCAGCATATCGGTTCCCTCCTTTCATCAGGAAATCAGAGCACTGATGTCAAACGTGTTGTCGTTGTAGTACGCATTTGCCTGCGAGTAGCAGTCCACTTGGTCATCGTGGGCGCCGCTTGGGAAAGCAGCCATCTCCTCCACAAAGTCGTGGACCCACGGTGCTATGTTCGCTGCCGGGATGTAAACATTCCCCGCTTCCGCAACAGCCGTCGTTGCGTGTGCTCGCACAATCTTTCCGCCAAACGGTTCGACCGGGATGATGCCGCTGATTTCTTTCCGCAGCACTTCGATGACCGCCGTGCCGTTGGCTTTGTCTTCTACCAGCTTCCGTGTTGTTTGTGGCCACTTAGCCGATAGACCTCGCATAGCGTCGAGGGTTTCTGTAAAACTCATCCGCCCTCGCACTTGGTCGAGCAGGTAACGGTTCGGTCCCTTTCTCGCCCATACCTGACCCACAACGAAGTCAGAGGTGTCTTTGTCTTTGAAAGTGCAGTCCCACGACTGGATGAAATCGGTGAGACCCGACGGCATCGCTGTCCATCGCTTCCACCATTCTCTCTTGAACATACCGCCTGCACTCGGCGTCGGGGTCTGCATATACAGGGACGACCACGCATAGGTGCCGACGGTCTCTTTCTGCTGCGCTGCCCATGCTTCATCGTATCCACCAGCAGGCCACAGAGCTTCACCGAGGTTTCTGCCTATCAGGTCGTGCTCAGGGTCTTCGCAGATTGCAGGCAGGGAGAGGATTTTCCAGTCTTCGACTTTGCCATATTCAGGGTTCAGGAGCCGTGCAGCGAGGTCATCCTCGTGCCAGCGTGTCAGGATGATGATGACAGCGCCGCCTGCGTGAAGTCGGGTGCTGACGGTGGACTGGTACTCATCCCACAGCTTGTCACGGTAGGTCGAGGACTCGGCTTCGGCTCTGTTCTTGATAGGGTCATCGACAATCAGAAGGTCAGCACCGTAGCCCGTGATGGAGCCGCCGATACCGACCGAAATCATGCCGCCTGTTCCGTTGTCGAGGTTCCAGTTCGTCTTCGTCGCCTGAACCTGAGAGATGCTATGTCCAAAAAGCAGCGGTCCATACTCCTCAACCTTGTCACGGTTCCGCTTACCGAACTGCTGGGCGAGGTCGCCGCTGTAACTGATCTCGATGACCCGCTTGTTTGGGTTCTTTCCGAGATAGAATGACGGGAAGGTCTCTGTCACAGTCATGGACTTACCATGACGGGGCGGCATGAATATCATCAGCCGCTTGGTCTTCCCGGACATGATGTTTTCCAGCTCTCGACACACGAGGTCGAGGTGTCTGGCTCTTTTCCACCTACCCGCATGAACGAGCTGGACGTAATCAGCGTAGTACCGCTTCGCCAACTCATAACGAGCTCCAGATGCTACGGACCTGCGTTGCGCTGGCGAAGGGGTGTTACTCCTCGCCATCGAGCCCTTCGTCCATTCGGGCAAGACGCCGGAGCTCTTCTTCGGTCAGGTTCTCATACGGCGAGGTCTGAACCGCTCCATCGAGCGTGATCTTTTGCTGCTGCGAGAACTCTCCTTTGCTCCGGTTGTTGAGCCAGTACATGATAGCCATCGTGTCAGGCACAGCCTTCTTGGTGAATGTCCTGACCCGGACTGGCTTCTGTTCGCCGGTCTTGGGGTCAACGTCGATGGCGCTTTCCTTTTCCTGATACTCGAAGCCGGTGGCACGTTCAAACAGGGAGCGCTTCACCTTCGCATCGGCAATTTCCTTGCCGTGCTCACAGGCTTCGTTGAAGGACGGATACGACTCCCGCCACCGGATGATGGTCCGTCGTGAGACGTGGAAGGCTTCTGCGATTTCTTGGTCAGTGGCACCCTTGATAGCCAGCGACCACGCCCAATCGTCGTGGTACTTCTGATTGTATTTCAGGGGCGTAGGCATCGTCCATCACCTACTTCCCTGCGAGGTAGTCCGCAGCCCAGTATTCGAGAGCCTGCCACTTGTTCTTGGCTCCGACCTGCCCCTCCTTCACCATCTTGTCGAGCGCCTCATTGATGATGTCCGCCGCTTCTTTTGGGATTGCCGGGGACCCGAAGATGTTCGGAAGCTGTATCCACTCCTGACTCTCGTCGAAGTGAAGCTCATCAAACAGGTTCTCGGTCGCCTTAATCATCGCATGGATGGCAGCGCCGGTATTCTTGACGTTGGCGAACTGCTGGTACTTCGTGATGGTCTCGATGAACTCCTCGTGTTGCTCGATGTCAGCCACGCCGAGGAAATCAGGGTTAAGCTGCCCCAGAACCTTCTGAAGCTGCTCTAAATCCCTTAATTGGTGCGGCAGGAAGGTAAAGGTTATGTTCTTCCAATCGAACTCCACTTTCGGGGAAAGCAGTTTTTCCAGCTCCGCCATAGGCTCACCGATGATGTCCTTGCCGATGTAGCTTTCCAGCATATCGTCCACGTCGTCGATCATCTTGGCAATCTCCTTCAGGGTGGACTGGTCGTCAAACCCGGAGATAGCGTTGTGAGCGAGCTGCTTCGCTGCGACCTGAGACCGGCGCAGCCCGGTGGTATCGAGGATGACGAAAATCTCCGTCAGCACCATGCTGTCCTTCGCAGAACGGATACGGTGATGACCGGAGATGATTTCTATCTTCCCGTCGATGAGAGCGCAGAACGGAAGGCTTTCGAGCTGTCCACGCTTCTTGATGTTGTCGGTGAGCTGCTTCTGCATCTCGGTCTTCATAATGCGAGCATTGATGTCCTGCTCACGGAAATCGGTCAGCTTGACCTTTGCGATGACGAGACCGTGACCCATGTCAGCCACGGTTTCGTAGGTCACTGCTGCTGCGACTTGGTTTTCTCTCTCTGTCTCCGCCATCTTTCTTCGCCTCCTAACCATTCATTCAACGCCTGCTTAGCGTTTCTATCCTTCAAGGGGGACTCGTAGGTGAGCCGGAACCCCATCTTCTTATCGGGGACTTTCTTTGTCAGCTCCATGAGCCCCCGCATTTCCTTTGCTTCGGGGTACTTTGTCATCTGCACGGTCTTCAGGGTCTTCGCCTTCTCCCGTTCAAGGTCAGTGCAGATGCTCATAATCAGGGGCTTGTTCTGCGCCAGCATGGTCAGCAGCCGCCCCAGCCGGTATGTCTTGTGCGGTACGGTCATGCCGTACATCAGGAACACAGCATCGGATACCTGCGTTCCGAAGGCACCCATCGTGAGCGCTGACTTATCCAGCCCGAAGACCCCAGCCAGCTTGCCGTCTATGAGCAGCGCAAGGTTGATGGGGGCGGACGAGCCGACGAAGTTATGCGTCCACAGCTTCCGGTAATACTGGGCTGCGGTACGCTCAATCTGCGTCACTTGGATGCGGGACTTACGGGTGATTTCATAGTCCCTCGGAAGGATGCTGCAATCCAGCGGTTCCAGCTTTCCTTCGTTTGGTCTTGTGACCATCTTGCCGTTGGCAAGGGCAGTCGCTTCATCAGGACGGTTCGATGTCAGGTACACGTTCACACCGTCCCGGACGCCATACCGGGCAAAGATGGGTGTGCCAGCGGTCAAGCCGGGAGCGTTCTCCTCATAGCAGACCAGCAGGCACTTGGCGTCGTTCATCTTCTCGTACAGATCATGCAAACCAGTTGCCGGGTCGAAGATGCCGTACTCCGGTTCCTTCCATGTGACCCTGCCGCCGGTGTCATACCACTTCTCGAAGCCAGCAGCGTATGTCGGCGGGTTAGCGATTACCAGACAGTGCGGGTCATCATAACATTCTTCGAGGTGCTTCCACATATCCAGCGCCCGGTAGCTCATCCCATGCAAGGACTGCTTCGCCCTTTCGAGCTGTTCCCGGATGCCGTTGATGTGCTCCTCTTTGCGGAACTCCAAATCCCGCATGATGCCGTAGAAGTATTCCTTCCCGGCGTTCTTGACAGTCTTCAGGTAGAGCCATGCGTACAGGGCGATTGCCGGGTCCAACAGCTCCTCATTCGTGAACCCATCAGCCCGTATCTCCAACTCCTCCAGCGACTGACCAGTGATGGCGTAGCCCATGATGGACGTGAACATAGCCACATCGCTCGACTCGATCTCGCTGGGCTTGTAGCCGCTCTGCACAGCGATGTGGGACATGGCGAAGGCTCCGGCGCAAGGCTCTACGAACCGTGTATAGCCCTGCTTACGAGCGTTCTCTATCAGCGGCTTCAGGAACTTCTGCTCCTGAGCTACCAGTGTTCCAAGGAAGAACGCTCCGGGGTTCTGGAACTTTGCCATTTCTTATCACCGACCTTTCGTTCAAAGTTTGCCCCTCTGGTAGCGACTGGAGCATTGTCGAACCATAGGGTAGGTTATTTCAAGAGACGTGAGCCTCTGGAAAACGGAGGTGCAAAAAGAGGGAGCCGTACCGGTCTGGTACGACTCCCTTATATGTGGTCCGCCGAGCAGGATTTGAACCATGCGACCCCCTGATTAAGAGTCAGGTGCTCTACATTCTGAGCTATCGGCGGGTGCTACCACATTTTCATCTGGACGGCTTCAGGCTGAGGTGGGGCTTCCACCTTCGGAGGTTCCTGCGCCTTCGGCTGCGCCCATTTGTTAGGGGATGGGTCGGGCAGCTCCTCGATGACCTCTCCCGTTCGAGCCAGCCACCATTCGGCAAACACGAGCCGATGGCACCACTCTCCGGGCTTTCGGACATCCTCGTAGCAACAAAGCACTACGGGCTTGCCTAAGCTCTCATATCCCCTGAGTATCCGAGCGATGCGCTGAACACCGATACGGTCGATGTTCCTGAAGTATTGCGGCGTGAACTTCGCTCTGTCGTACTCGTTGAACAGCCATCCGGGAGGGGCTATCTCCATGATGTTCCCATCCAGTCTGTACTGGAGTGGAAACTTGGGGGCGCCTCGTGTGACCCCGACGACTGTGTACTTCCCGGTCTTCAGCTCCGGGTTACTGTACCTGCTGGTGTAAATCATTGTCTTCGCTCCTTCCATACAGCCCCAGCAGTATCCTCACACCTTCAGCTATCTTTTTGTCGAGATTATAGCCGAGCTGCTCGTAGAACCTGCCGTGTACCATACATTCGTAAGCCAGCGTCATAGCTGAAGACTGTTCCCTCGTGATGCCGAGCCGGAAGTCTTTTGCTATCCGCAGCGCTTCTTTGTACGAGCCGTACGAAACGAGCCGCCTGACTGCATCGGATTTCCTTTCCATCAGCTACACCTCCTGACCGTTTCGGTAAGTTTTGGGCTTATCTTCATTCTAACCCTTTACCGTCTGGAGTCAATCGGTTTTTCCTGATGCCGCAAAGAAATTCTCTGCCAGCCGAGCCATCCGCCGGAGTGTCAGCACCGCCTTTTTCCGGTGTGACACATCCGACTTCACGCTTCGTAGCTTACCATACTGGTAATTGCGTGTCAATGGCGACTTTTTGGCACGGCTTTCTTTTTACCGGATGCCGTCGATGCCGAACAGCCGGGGTGTGAGCCTTTTCTCGGCTTCTTTGATGTCCTTGTAGACGGTGCTGACATCCACCACTTCGTCCTTTGCGATGTCTGCGATGGACCATCCGTCGTCGTCGATGTAGAGGCGGCGAATGGTTCTGACCCTCCTCATCTCCTCAGCCCTCCCCGTTCTCACGCAGAAATCCTCGTAATCGGAGATGGCTTTCTTGATATGCTCGATGATGAGCTTCGTTCTGCCTGCGGATTTCTTGATGGACTCCACATAAAGCTCCTGTTCAGAGGGCTTACCGGACATCAAGCTGAGGATGTCGTACACATCTTCGTCGCACTGGGAGGCTTCAAAGATGGCACTCTCGCTGTATGCGAGCAGCCCACGGTAATTCACCAGCAGCAGTTTTGTGTTCCTGAGCCTGCGGTCGAACGCCGTTTTCCTCTGACGCTCTATCTCCTCCCGGTAGGTCTTGATGACAAGCTCCACGATCTCCGCCTTCAGACCGGGGGTGAGCTCGCATTTCTTTTCTTCTTTTGCCATACTTGAACCTCCCTATCCGAGCCTTGTCCCCCTCCCCCTTCGGGGGAGAGGGCTTCGGCTCTTGTTTTACTCCATTCCTCCGATTTCCGTGAGCAGAGCAGGAACCTTGTCTGCACGTTCCCACGTTCTCCCGTCCCGGATGGTGTTTCCGAAATGACCGTATGCGGAGGTACTGGCATAGATGGGCTTCCGCAGGTCCAGTTCTTTGATAATGCCGCCGGGTGTCAGGTTGAAGACCTTTCTCACCGCTTCCACGATGTTCTCCTCCGGCGCCGTGCAGGTTCCGAAGGTGTCAATGCGGATGGACACGGGTTCTGCCACGCCGATTGCGTATGCGAGCTGCACCTGACATTTGTCCGCCAACTCCGCCGCCACGATGTTCTTTGCGATGTAGCGAGCCATGTACGCTGCGCTGCGATCAACCTTCGTCGGGTCTTTGCCGGAGAAGGCGCCGCCTCCGTGTGCAGCAGCTCCGCCGTATGTGTCCACGATGATTTTCCGTCCGGTCAGACCGGAGTCTGCCGCAGGACCGCCCTTTACGAAGCGTCCGGTCGGATTGATGAACAGATTGTAGGTGTCGATGTCGAGGTCAGACAGGAACTCCTTCGCCTTCTGGAGCACTGGCGTGATGACCTCCTCCACCAGCGGCTCCTCCAAACTCTCCGGCGTTGCGTACTCCTTGTGCTGGGTGGAGATGACGATGGTGTCAATGCGGATAGGCTTCTGGTCGCCGCTGTACTCCACCGTGACCTGCGTTTTGCCGTCAGGCAGGATAGAGGGAATGGCCCCATCCTTGCGCTTCTGGGTGAGCTTGTATGCCATCTGGTTTGCGAGGGAGATAGGCAGCGGCATCAGGTCTGGGGTTTCGTGGCAGGCGTAGCCGAACATCATGCCCTGATCTCCGGCTCCCCCAACCTCGTCGTTTGTCCCCAGCGCAATATCCGGGGACTGTTCGTCGATTGCCACCATAACGGCGCAGGTGTTTCCGTCGAAGCCGGTTACAGGATTGTCGTACCCGATGTCCTTCAGACTCTTGCGGACGATGCCGGGGATGTCGATGTAGGCTTTGGTGGACATCTCACCCATGACCAGCACCATGCCAGTCGTACAGCAGGTCTCACACGCCACCCGACCGTTCGGGTCTTTCTCCATCACCGCATCCAGCACCGCATCGGAGATACGGTCGCAAACCTTGTCGGGATGCCCCTCGGTGACTGCTTCGGATGTGAACAGGTAGTTACTCATGCTTTTCTCCTTCTTTCTCGCCTTTCTGGGCATTTTTCTTCTTGGCTTTGGGTGCAGTCTCCACATGGCGAGCCGCCGCAGCGTGGAGCAGCGCCATTAGCTCATCGAGCCGGACGGATACCATGAACGGGTCACTTCCCCTGACCGAAATCGAGAACGTCCCAGTCTCATAGCTCGCCATCATCTTGCAGGGCAGGTTGCCGATGTTTCCGATACCGACCGCCTTCCCGTCCTTCTGCTCAAAGATTGCCATCGCAGTCTGAGCCATCATCTCCACTCCGTCGCTGACCCCGGACTCGGATGCCGGGACGATGCGGATAACGCCTTCTTCGGGTTCCTTACTCATGCTGTCCTCCTTCATTCTGTTTCGGCGTCCGACGCCACCACTTGCCGTCTACTCCCTGAACCTCAATCTCGACTCCGGGTGTCTTGTAGAGCCGGTCTTGCAGACGCAGCAGTTTCTCGTGCCGGTACTGTCCGACTTCAACCTCGATGTCCAGCATCATCTTCAACTGGTCGAGCATAATCTCGACATCTGCCAGCTCCTCGGCGATGTTCCCGATGTTGTCAGCTCCACGCCAGAGCTTGCAGATTTCCTTCTGAAGTTCGGACATCTCCTCCAGTACCATCTTGGTCTGGGCTTCCTCCCCGTAGGCGTCAATCGCCGCCCGGAGAATGTCTACCTCGTGCATCATCTTCTCACCTCCTCAGAACGGCAGATCGCTGTCGTCCCCGTCATCCATCTCCGTAAACCCGCCCACAGGTGCCGGAGATGACGTCGTGCCGCCGGAGGTGTCGTCCTTCTTGCTGTCGCCGAAGAACACTTGGTCGCAGCGCACCTCCACCGCTTTGCGCTTCTGCCCGTCCTTTTCGTAGGTGCGGGTGGTTAGGACGCCGGACACCTCGATGCGCTGGCCCTTGTGGAAATACTTTGCCACAAACTCCGCCTTTTTGTCCCACGCCACGCAGTCAATGAAGTCCACCTTATCCTTCACGCCGGGTCGGTCGCAGGCGATGCAGAAGGATGTGACCGCCTTGTTGGTGTTCGTGTACCGGAGTTCCGGGTCTCTGACCATCCGTCCGCTCACGCCTATCAAATTCATTGGAAAGCTCCTCTCGTCTTCGTATTGGTCCAGTTCGAGGTAGTTCTTCCCGAACTCCCGCCTGAACTCCTCTACGCTCGCCCGGTGCTGTATCATCCACCGGGTCTGCATGAACTGCTTCAGGGCGTCTGCTGTCTCCCTGCATTGATGAGCTGCTCGCTTGCCGTTGCGATGGCAGCTATCCCCGCACAGCCCGACCTTCAGTCCGTACTTTTCAGACTTATTCCGCAGGGCGGCTGGGAAAACATGGTGTTCTTCCAGCCACCCCACTTTGCCGCACAGGAAGCAGGTCCCGTAATACATCAGCCAGCCGCCTGCTGGTCTTCGGTGTCGTCGGGGTCTTCGTATCCGTAGTTGTCCATGTGCTGGTTCATTGCAGGATTGTCCATCTCAAAGACAACTTCACCGCAGTCCTTGCACTCGATGCTCACCCGTGCGACCTCACCGTCCTGAACCGGGAAGCCTTCACGGTCATAGGCGACACAGACCAGCTCGTGGTTCTCGTGCCGTGCCAGCACTTCGCTGAAGCAATAGAAGGTGTCGTTCACAGAGAAGGCGGAGCTGAGGACGACATGGTTGTCGGCGTCCCGAACGGTGTAGTTCCCCATCGCTTCGACACATCTCAACTCCCGTCCTGCGTACTTTCTGATGTAATCGAACGCAGGAGGTTCATGCACCTCGTTATCGCCGCCAGACGTTTCCTCGTCGCTTTTGGTATCCTCGGATACCTCCTCGCCGTTCCCTTCCTCCACGGGCTCATAATCGGCGTCGATCACTCCTTCCGGGAGCTGCGGCATCTCAGGCTTTTGCGGCTGCTCCACGGGGTCGCCGCTCTCATCGAACAGGGTCGTTTGACCGTTGTCGATGTCCTGCATGACATACACACAATTCTCACGGTCCCAGACCATCTTCATGTTCCCGCCGAGGGAGCCGGACTTCTTATCCTTCACCTGCAAAACCGTCCCGATCTCGTGCTTGAAGCTGGGCTTGATGATGTCCTTCATGCCATCATAGCCGTTGCACTCGAAGTCACGCTCTTGGTCTTTCGACAAGGTGACAACCATCTTCATGTTGATGGTCGCTTCCTCACTGTCCCACTTCTCCATCTCCAGCAGCAGCTTGCGGAGCATCTGGTCGAAGTCGGACTTGAAGGCGTTGAAGGTATCCCCATTCAGGGACAGCGGGTACTTTTTGTTGCTACACATCGGATTTTCCTCCTATCATTTTTCATCAGGGATGTCGGTGATGATGACGACCACCCGTGGTGTGTCGGAATAGAACTTCCTGACCTGAGCGTCCACAATTTGGGCGTCGTCCCGGTATGCGATGCCGTTCAGCGAGTCGCAGATGACCTTGCCGATGTTGTCGAAGTCCGGCTTCTTGGTCGGTCGGACTTTGTGGTCGAGCATCGCCTGCCGCTTTTTCTTGCTGATCGACTTTGGGATGGTGTAATACGCCATAACCCGGACATCCAGCATGGCGTCGTCGGGGAAGCGGACGCCAGACTGGTTCCGGTACTCGGTCTTCACGAGATTTTCGTAGATGACGGTTTGGTCGGGGGTTCTGGTCTTCACATGGCCGCAGACGGTGGAGAAGCGAGGGCGCCCCTTCCCCTGCGGTTCCCCATAGATGCAGACCTGCGTCCTCATTCCGTCACCCCCGCCTTCGGCTTATCGAGCGGCGACGGGTTCGGCTCGTACTCCACGAAGTAGTCGTAGCTTTTCTGCCCCGCCCTCCTCTGGCTGGTCAGCCTGACCGTATAGCCGTTGTCTGCAAGGATGGAAGCTACGGTCAGACGGTCAGCTTTGTCCTTGATATTGAGTCTGTTCATCAGTCGTCCTCCAGCAGTGCTTTCATGTCGTTGAACCGGCGAGTTGCTTCACGCCGCCGCCACGACGGACCGACGAACTGCATCGGATAACACAGCTCGAAAATCCGGTCGTAGATGCGTCCGTACCGAAGGTCTGCCGTGTCCTTCATCTCATCCATGCTGAGGTTCGTGGTAAGGATGAGCGGCTTCTTTGCCCGATACCGGCTGTCCACGATGTTGTAGACCTTCTCCAGCGCATAGTCGGTGCTGCGTTCAGCTCCGAGGTCGTCTATGATGAGCAGCTTTGCCCTGTTCAGCTTGGCAAGCAGCTTTTCTTCCTCCTCCTTGAAGCCCTGCATGGTCTCCAGTAGCTTCACGAACGAGGTCATCACGACCGGAACCCTCCGGCTCAACAGATAGTTGGCTATGCAGGCGGCGGCGAAGGTCTTGCCCGTTCCCACACCTCCGTAGAACAGCAGCCCCTGATTGTTCGCATACATATCGTCGAACTTCTCAGCGTACCGCCTGCACAGCTTCAGGTTTCGCTTATTCTTCTCGGTCTCGACGAAGGAAGCGAAGGTGGCGTCGCCCAGCCGCTCATCCATTAGACTCTGACCTCGCAAGCTCTGAATGACTTGCAGCTCTCGTTCTTCCTCCTCACGCTTCTTCCGTCGGTCTTCTTCCTCTTTCCGGCATTTGCAACTCACCGGAACCTTAACCAGACGGGGCTCGCCGCCGTGAGGGTCTGGCATCGTGATTTCCGTCTGTCTACGGGTGTGGCACTTGCCGCAGCAGACGAAGCCGTCCTCGTCGGTGTAGTCGTCGTCGGCTGGCGGATTGGCTTGTTGTGCTTTCCGAATGACTATATTCATCAGCTCGTCTGCTTCAAGCATCATCGTCCCACCCTTCATACGGATTTTCTGTGCTCGGCACCATCACGGACTCGGCTTTGCTTTTTTGGAGCAATCCGGGGTACTTTTCTTTGCAGCGGTCAACGACCCAGCTCAGGATGGCACGGTAGTCGTCCTTGTAGGTCTTTCCCTTCGCCCCCTTGTAATTATCCAACTCGGATATGCAGGTTTCGGTGAACGACTTGCCGTACGACTGAAGTAACTTTTCGTGGCTGGCTTCCGTCATGCAGACAAACTCGGCGTACTTCACCTTCGGCGGACCCTTCGGTTTCGGTTTTGATGGCGGCGTTGGCTGCTCTGGTTGCTTCTGGTCGCCCTCTGAAGCATCCTTTGCCCCATCGGTGGTATTGGTAGGTGGTGGAGCCAGAGGAAGCTCTGGCGCCGCCCCCTGAGCCCGGAGCTGGGCTTCAGCTTCTTTTGCCTTCCGCTTACGCTCTGCGTCGTACTTCCGGGTCTTCTGGAGCTTATACCACTGCTCCTGCCAAGTGTCCCAGTCGTGGATGTAGATATGGGCGTCGGCTTCATCCAGCCATCCGGCCTCAAAGAGCGAGTCAACGACCTTCGTCGGGTCAATCCGTGTGACCCCAGCGAGTGCGTCCTCTATGTCTGTGCGGTCAGCTTCCAGTACCTTTCCGGTCTCGTCGGCATTGACCATGCCCCAAAACCACAGGAAGTTCAGAATACCGAGGGCTTCCGCTTTGCAGGTGGACAGCATTTTTGACAGCTTACGCAGCTTCGGTCCATCGACCTCTTGGTAGACGCTTATCCATGCCATTCCATCACCTGCCTTCTTACCGGGGAACTGCCCCGTTTATTCCGCAGCGCCTCCAACATCGGGTTCCTCTCCTTCCCCGGACTGCTCAGACTCACGCTTGGCATCCACCGCTTCCATCAGAGCGCCGAAGGCTTCGCTGAACTGAGACTGCTTCATGCCGGTCGTAGAGGTCAGCCCCATCTCCTCGATGATGGACTTCACAATGGCGTTGCCCTCCTCTTTACCGAACGCCGACTGCGCCGCTTTGAAAAGCGACTGACGCTGTTCCTGCGTGATGGGCGGGTCGTCATCCGTAGGCTTGTCATCGTCGATGATCTCATAGTCCGCAGGGATGGCGCCGGATGCCACCATCTCCTCCTCGGAGTAGAGTCCCTCGTAATCCTTCGGGAAGGCATCTCTCACGCACTGGCTGATCGCCACCTTGTTAATCATCGTCGCAGGTTTAGTCTTCCAGTTCGCCATGCCCTTGTTGTACTCGCTGAAGCTGACTTCCTTGAAGGCGGTGCGCTCCTTGCCGTTCCGCATGAAGAATACCCTGCACCAGCCGCCCAGCAGCGTCTCGCCGGGATACAGGCAGCAGCCCTCCTTCTGCACGATGTCGTTCCCACGCTGGACGACGATGCCGTCGTTCTTGAACAGGTAGTCCGGGTGGTCAAACGCCCTGCGGAGATAGGCGTCTTTGCCGACGACCATCGAAGCCGGGTCATCCTTGCTGTACTTGATGAGGTACACCTCTCCCTGCGCCAGCGGGTTGAGTCCCTGCATCTTGCAAGTGTTCATAAAGAACACAACCTCTTGGTCACTCACCAGCTCAGCTCTGCCCCGGACCAAATACTTCTTGACGAAGGCGAGGTCCAGTTCGACGTGCGTTCCGAGCACGTCATAGCTGACAGCCAAAGCGTTGCTCTCAGCCTTGCTCATCATCGTGTTTGTCATATTCTCAGCCCCTCCTGAAGCTCATCTTCGCCACCTCACGGTAGACGATGCCGGGGATTTCGACCGTCCCCTTAGAAGCACGAATAAGCCGCATCACTGCGGCTTGGTCCACAGGTCTGATCTCCATACCAGCCACAGCCAGCGGAACCTGCTTCGAGTCGATATTCACGATTTCCCAGTCCTTCGAGGTGCTGACGCCAGCCACCTTCGGTTTCTGCACCGCTGGGGCGGTGTAGGTCGTGGCTTCGTCCATCACCACAGCGTCTGCGAAGGCTTCCTCGGCGCCTTCGGCGTCACCGGCTGCGTCCTTCTCGGCAGCTTCTGTCAGCAGACGCTCACGCTCGGCTTCGGCAGCTCTGCGAGCGGCTTCCTCAGCTTCCCTGCGCTTGCGCTCCTGCTCGGCGTAGTAGATGCTCATCGTCTTCTTGATGGTGGCTTCGGCGCTTTTCAGCGGAGCCAGCATCGCCTTCTCACGGTCGCACACCGCCCGGTGCGCCTGATACGCACTGTCCTTCATGGGCTTGAAGAACGCCGTGACCTCAGCCGCCTTCTTCTTCAGCAGGATGCCGAACTCGCCAGCAGCGGCGTAGTCCTCATCGTTCTGGATGACCAGCGACTCAGCTCTGAACTCAATGTCCGTGACCTGAGCCGTGAGCTGCTGCTCGTCAGCCGACTCAACAGGCTGCACGGTTGCCACCAAAGTTTCCTTTTCCATCAGTCGAACCTCCTATTTTTCGTTCATGTAGTTTCTTACGGTCATCAGGGCTGACAGTACCGACCAGTGCTTCGAGCTCCTGCTGAAGCTGACCTCCTGATACTGTCCGTCCCGTTGCAGGTGAAGGATGAGCCGGTCGTCAACCTTGACGCCGTGGCTCTCCCACGCCCTGTCGTATCCTTCGAGCTGCACCGCACACAGCTTCGAGTTCACCTGTGCTGAGGTCTTGTAGTCCACCAGCGTCAGCCGACCGTTGATGATGCACATCAGGTCGGAGGTCCCGGCATACCGAAGTATCTTGTGGTAGACCTTGCACTCGGTCCCCAGTGCCGCTGGCTTCATCCGGCGCCACCATGCGAGAAACCCATCCATATACCCGGCGTATGCCGGTTCAATGTCTTCCACGCCGAGACTGACATAGTTCTCAATAGCGTTGTGGACTGCCGTTCCTCGGTGTGCCGCTCTATCCAGCACCGCCGGGTCTACCGTCGAGTAGAAATCCTCGGACAGCGGCTTCATCAGGGTCGTCACACTCGGCACCTCGATACCGTTCAGCCGGTAGATGTGCCGCTGTTCCTCGAAGGTCAATTCCGGGAACTGCGGGATGTTCGGCTTATCCATCATAGCCATCATCCACCTCCGCTACGCCCTTCACGGCTCCAAACTGCTCCAACAGGATGCCAGCGGCGCAGTCCATGAAGCATTCGTCGTGGTAGTAGTCGCTGTCGATCTCGACGTATTCGTCGCCCTCCACAATGTCCTCACCGCAATACTTGCAGGTGTAGACCGCCACCGGGTCCGGGGCGTTCGGGCAACGACTGTCGCACGGGGTTTTATGACACACGCTGCACACGGTTCTCACATCCTCTCAGGTTGATTGCCATCCTCATATAGTAGTCCCACAGCTCGCTCTCAAAGAGAACCGGCAGGTAGTCATCGTCCTTTCCGATGACCTCACACTTGTGGATGGAGTATTCAAGCACTTCGGCTGCGACTTCGCCGGGGATTTCAAAGCCGAGCCGCCCTTCAGCGGCTTCCTTTGCCGCTTCCAGCCTTCTCACATATTCTTCGATGTTCATACAGAGGGCTCCTTTCAGCTTTCGTACGGGTTCGGCAGGCTCCAGTCCCACCGGGTCCCACCCTGCCATTCCGTTCGGAAGTGGTTGTGCCAGCCATCGCCGGTGAAGAACAGGTACTCGCTCGGAAGCGTCCGACCGACATCCGTAGCTCCGTTCCGCTCCGTCACCCATCTGTCGAGAACGTCTCGCACCAGCCATTCGATGCGTTCCGTTACCGGGTGGTCTGCTTCGTACCCGTGGAACTGGCTTTTCGTGACCACTCCTGTGATGGTGTCGGGGTACTGACCGCTGGTGTCGTCTACCCGGTTCAGGATGCACCACACGACCGCCGACATTTCCATGTCCGAGTTCGTGACGAGCGCTTCTCCGTACACCGTCTTGCAGAGGATGACGATCTCATCTTCCGTGTACGGAAGTTCGCCTGCCACTTCCTCCACCGGCTCTGGTGTCGTTTCCGGTGGAGTTTCCGCCGGAACGTCCGTCGGAACTGCCGTGGAAACTATCTGTTCCGGCGCATCACCGGCTATCACGCCGCCGTTCGCTCCGGCTCCCATCAGGAAGCCTGCACTGCAAGCGATGACCACCACTCCGGTGAGCAGCATACTCGCCGTTCTCCATCGCCGCTGCCTTGCCTGCTGCGCTCTGCGAGCGGCTCTGTTCAGTACCTGCGACTCCATGACATTCACTCCTCAGTCCGGCGTTTCAGCTCAGCCAGCAGCTCATCCGTAGATACCCCCGTCAGGTCGGTCTTAATCTCAACAGAGGTCAAGAGAGCAGAGGAAAGCATCAAAGCCGGACGGACGCCGTACGAGTTGGAGCAGTAGTAGTTGCCCCAGTAGCCATTGGAGTACACGTACAGAGCGTGCGTCGAACCGGTTTCCTCCGTCCCTCCCCAGCCAGTAGCCAACCAGCTCCAGCTATCCGGGTTTGGGATGAGCTCGGCATACCTGCGGGCTTCATCCATCGTCAAGGGCGCCGCCTTTACCTTCAACTTTCCGTAGCCCTTGTAACCGTCGAGGGTTGTCAGGTCGATTTCTCGCTCCATCACAAGGTCGGAGTCGATGTCGAAGTCTTCCAGCCAGTTATTCATAGCGTTGCGGAGGAAGCTCTTGCTGTAATCGTTGTTGTCGCCGAACTTGCTGTTGCCCTGATTGAGCAGTGCTACTACGAACGGACATCCGTCGATGATGTCCAACACAACGAACTCGGTTTCAGCGAGAGTGATGACGTCTCCGGGGTTAAGCGATACAGCGGGCTTGATTGTCATTTCTACCATCCTTTCTGTTTGTCGGCGCAGCGAATACGCCGATGTCTATTTTCTTAGTCTTTGCCAGCGCTTCCAGCAGCTCCCGCTCTGTCCGTATCCCGAACTGCTCGGCGAGCAACTTCTTCACTGCCTGAATTTCAGCCATCAGACCTGACCTCCATTCAGAACTTTGGAACCGATGAGCCGAAGCTCTCCGGCAGCTTTTATCAGTCCGTCAAGGTATTCGAGGATTTCAACGAGGTCTACACGCTCATCCTCGGTGATAACCCCATCTTCAGTGATGTCCACCAGCGTATCCTTCACGCTTTGGACTTCATCTTGCTTCAGCCACTTCAGTAGCTTCAGGGTCGTCTGCTCGACCGTGGATGTTCCTTCTGGCAGCACGTCCTTGCAGCTTCGTCCGATAGGACACTCCTGCGAGCAGTACCAGAGCTTCAGCTCCGGCGCCCCATAGAGGTCAGCCATCAGCACGATCTTGTCAACGGGTATCACCTTCGTGTTTCCGAGTTCGTAATCTGCAAGGCTGGAAACCGATACTCCGAGCAGCTCCGCAGCTCCTTCTCGACTGCTTAGCCTGTCGTTGTATTTTGCCGCCTGCTTTCTACACCGAAAGCAGATGTTTTCGCCTGCCTTCATAGCGTCTCTCCCCATTTTCTTTACCTCCTCTCTGCGCTAAGATTTGCTTGTAGGATAAAGCAGTGCGCCGATACTTACCGAACCGGTAAGTTGCCGTCAAAAAAAATGGAGGACACCTGCTCGGCAGTGAGGTCAAGTTCTCTCGTCACGATGACCTTCTCATCATCCGTAAACTTGACCGCCCCCGCTTCCTTCTTCGAGTAGGAGCCAACCGATTTCCCGATGGCCTTTGCCATATCCTCTTTGGACTTGCCATGGAGCTTTCTGGCTTATTAGAAATCAAAATTGTTAATCACTAAAAATAAATTATTTAATTAATACAATAATAAT